AAGATCAGATCCGTCATACCTTGACGAACTTCTTCGCGGACTAGCTGCGTCCTACGCACAACAGACCGATCTTTATGCCTTTACCCAGGGCGTTGTCGGTTGTGGCGCATCAGGTGGAACAGGATACGTCGCAGCTATTGCCGACGCCGTAGCCGATTCAGCTGCCGTCATGCGTTTCAATCCAAACCGTTTATTGGTTGGCGCGACACAATACGCAGGTCTATTGTCTGCGGTTGACGATGCAGATCGTCCACTATTCAACGCCGTTGGTCCAACAACTAACGCAGCTGGAACAAACATCATGTCCCGCGGAAACGTAATGGGTCTTGATCTAGTGGTCGATTACAACATTGGCGCAACTAATATCTTGGCTTACCCATCCGCATACGCTGCCTTCTACGAAAGCGGAACCGCACAGGTCCGCGTCAACGTAATCGACACCATGACCGTGGAAATTGCGGTATATGGATTCGTTGCATTGGCTAACAAGTACCCAACAGCGATTCGGGCAATCACCGTTTCCTAGTTGAAACATCGTGAAGGGGATCGTCCTGGTCCTGAACGGTCCCCTTCACTTCATCCAAAGGATTTGAAATGGCACTTATTGACATCGATGATTTCAAAGAGATCTTAGGCGTCGGCGATCTGTACGCCGATTCACTTCTTGAATCTGCGATGGAATCTGCCGAAAATCTAATCCTTGGATTCTTAAATTTCCACCGTGCTTCAATTGTTGCCGTAACCATTCGGAACAACGTGGCAACATTCGCCACACGAAGCCCGCACGGTTACGTCATCGGACAACAAGTCACAATCAGCAAGGTCGGAAACCCATTCGACGGAACCCGCACAATCACACGGGTCACCGAATACACATTCCAGGCATCGATCACTAATGCCGATATTGCGCGACGCTTGAACGTGCCTGATGGCGATTGCATTCTTCAAGGACAATCAAGTTATTACGACACCAATGAAAATTGCCGGACCGCAGCTCTCATGGTTGCCGTGGACATTTGGAACGCACGTCAATCCGCATCGGGTCAAATGCAGGCTGTCGATTTCAATCCTGGACCGTATCGCATGGGACGATCATTGTTGTCCCGCGTCGTTGGATTGATTAGCGAATACCGCGATCCCAAATCGATGGTCGGATAATGTCGAACAAATTAAGCGACGCCCGCGCAGCTCTAAAGACTACGCTGGAAGCGTTAGGATACATCGTTTATTCCGCACCGCTTGAAAACATGACGCCACCGTGCTTGATTTTGGTCCCTGCGTCCCCATACGCGTCCATCGTGACCGTAGGATCAACGCCACGAATGATCCTGTCATTTCAGGTGACATTGTGTGTCGCAGCTAATGACAATCAAGCTGCCCTTACAAACTTGGACGCGATGATCGCGAACGTGTCCGAAAACCTTCCGACGGGAATCCGCGTCGGGGACTTTACACAACCAAAGATCGTTCAGGTTGGACCTAATGATCTACTATCAACCGACATTCAATTCGATGTCACAATCTAAGGAAATCCAATGGCACTTACCTATGTAACAGGACATGATCTGTCCTTATCGATTGATGGCGATTCATATGATGACGTCGCAGCTTCGGTCACCCTAGCCGTCGAACCAAATCAGCAGACACTTGAAGTCCTATCTGGTCGCGCTTACAAGACTATCGATTACACCGCAACCCTATCCGTGGAACTTTATCAGGATTGGGGATCCACATCCCCTGCGTCCGTGTGTGAAGCCCTATTCGACGCAGCTGGCGCAGCTGGTGACACAGGAATCGGATTTAGTTTCACAGCAAATGGATCCGTATTTACCGGTGATATCTTCCCGAATTTCCCGGAAGTTGGTGGCGCAGCTACGGACGCTCTAACCGTGACCGTTGAATTCGTCGTCGTTGACGGCGCCGTTTCGCGGGCATAACGAAAGGAATCAGGACCAATGAAAATCCAGATTAAAATTAAACATCCCGATCACGGCGTAATGGTCGTGACCACGTTGCCCGCCGATCTTATGAAATGGGAACGGATGACGAAATCAAAGATGACCGATCTTGTTGAGAATCGGCGGGTCGACGGGGAAGATGTTGTCAAAGTCAACATGGGATTTGAAGATCTTATGGTCATGGCGTTCGCTGTATTACAACGCGGAAATCAAACCGACAAGAAATTCGATCTATGGGCGAACGAATTGGAATCCGTTGAATTGGTGGGAATTGATGAAACGGATTTTACGGAAACGGCACGATCGGACGAACCATCGCCGATCTTGCCGTCGAAGGAATAGTCAAGATTAACCTGGAAGATCTTGATTGGGAATTGTTGGGGACCATCCAGAAAATAAGAATCGAAAATTCGAAAAGGAAATGAAATGGCAATCGATCAATCGATCACCGTAGATTACGGGGAATATCGTCGATTGCTTGATTCATTAGGATCCTTGGACAAAGCAGCTAATCGCGAAATGCGACAAGAAGCCGAAATGATTGCCGATCAAATAATGGTCCCCGCTATTAAAGCTGCGATTACTTCACACGCTGGAAACTACGCCCCAAAGTTGAACGCAACTATCAAGACAAAACAAGACAGACTTCCAGGCGTTCGCGTCGGTAATTCGACCAAAACTTCAAGCCGTGGGACCGTGTTAAATTCCCGGACCGCTGGCGGACGTGGCGCGTTTAGCGGTGGCGCAACCACAAACATGATTCGATTCGGTACAATTAAGGGTCAATATGTTTCGCGATCAGGTAAACCGCAATTGTGGGCGCAAGGCATTCGTCCAGGCTGGACAAATACCGCCGACGCAGCTTACGCCGAACCCGCGTTCGCAGCTTGGGCAAGGACCGCGCAAGATTTAGTCGATAGATGGAATCGGGGATCTGAATAATGGCAACAAAAGGAATCGGTCGTCCATTAACGATCCTGTTACAAGCCGACACGACTGGTCTGGCACAAGGTCTACAAGAAGCCCAATCAGGGGTCAAGAAGTTATCAAAATCGATCAACAAAGCTGCACAAGTTGCAACCGTTGCCTTAGCAGGATTGACCGCCGTCGCGCTTGATTTTGCGAAGGCAGCTGCGGAAGATCAAAAATCTGCCTTATTGCTTGAAAAGGCGTTGCAAGATTTAACGGGTGCAACCGATGCACAAGTCAAAGCCGTCGAAGATTACATCACAGCGACATCCCTTGCATTAGGCATCGCCGACGATGAATTGCGTCCTGCGTTCGCCCGTTTAGTAAGATCCACCGATGACGTTGCCAAATCGCAAGAATTGCTAAATCTTTCCCTAGATATTGCAGCTGCGACGGGTAAGCCTTTAGAAGCCGTAGTCAATGCCGTTGGTCGCGCATATGACGGGTCCACGACATCATTGGGTCGATTGGGATTAGGTATTGATAAGGCGACATTGGCTTCGGGCGATTTTGCCAAAATTCAAGCCGAAATTCAATCAAAGGTTGGCGGAACCGCGTCAACCGTTGCAGGAACAGCGACAGGATCATTCGCACGATTGACCGTTGCCGTTGATGAAGCAAAAGAATCCATCGGCGCAGGATTGCTTCCGTTTATCGGTCCGCTAGCCGATAGCCTTGCCAGACTTGCGCCAATCATCGCAGAAAATTCTGATCTGATTTTGAAAATCGGCGCGGTTGTTGGCGCATTATCGATCGCAATTATTGGCTTGAAATTTGCGCTAATTGCTACCAATGCCATCATGGTCATTTCAACGGTTATCGGCGCAGCTCTAAAGATCGGTTATTTGACTTTAGCAGCTGCGACAGGATCGGCGACCGCAGCTCAAACCCTGGCAGAACTTACTTACAAGAAATCCATCGTTGCCCTGGTTGCGTACAATGTCGCGATGGCAGCTCAAAGCGCAATCCTAGGCATCGTTACAGCTGCGCAATATGCGCTCAATCTTGCCTTGAGCCTTAACCCGATTGGATTGGTTGTTATCGCCGTCGCAGCTCTAGCAGCTGCATTCGTTTTGGCTTACAAGAAGATCGAACCCTTCCGGGATTTAATCAATTCAATATTTGAAAAGATTAAAGAAGTCGTCAAGATTGTTGGAAATTCACCGATTGGAAAAGCGATCGGCGGACTATTTGACGGCTTCAAAGCTGCGGGCGGACCTGTACGCCAGGGACGATCCTACGTCGTCGGGGAACAAGGTCCGGAATTATTTACGGCGAACACATCGGGCGCAATTTCACCCGCTGGATCCTTCGGTGGCGGTGGCGGGGTGAACATCACTATCAACGGCGCAATCGATCCAGAAGGTGTCCGCAGAAGCCTTGAAACGCTATTCCAGAACAGCGCACGTCGGACAGGTCCCGTCAATTTTGCGGGGGCTAGATTGTGACATCCTACGATCCAAATCCTTCGGTCTTTATCAATTCCGTCCTAGTTGATCCCGATGTTGTTATTGACGATATAAGCGTGACCAACGGACGTCCGAACATCCTTGAACAACCGTCCCCAAGTTATGCCCGCGTTATCTTGTGGACCACCGCGGACACGGCGATCGACGTGCAATTGTCACAACCAATCCAGATTCAGATCGAAACCCCGTCCGCTGGCGACGTGTCAATCTTCAAGGGAATCATTAGCGACATCGACATTCAATTGTCAGATTATGGCGACATCGGAAACGTCACGACCTACACTTTGACCGCCGTTGGACCGCTGGCATCGCTTAATCACAAACTAGCGGGATCGGTAGGTTACCCGAAAGAATTTGACGGCGATCGAATCTTAAAAATCCTAACCGAAGCCTTCTTGACCGAATGGGACGATGTATCGCCGACCCTTGCCTGGTCAGATTTACCGGACGAAACGACCTGGGATTCTTACGATGGCGTGAACATAACCCTTGTCAATGATTTGACCACCGACATCGACACACCTGGCGTCTATGAATTGGAAGCGTACAACGACGGCGACGCGAACGCGTTAACCCTAGCGCAAGAAGCTGCACAATCAGGACGTGGCGTGTTGTATGAACGCGGGGACGGGTCAATTCATTACGACGACTATTCAGCCCGCGCAGGTTACACCGCATTAAATCTGA